ATGTTTCATATGTTGTGGGGACTGCTGGTAAAGCATAAATTTACTGATGAAAGATTAGACATATATGAGGAGCTTAAAAAGGTGTTTAAGGGGAGATACCATAAAAAGATAGATAAGGTAAAGGTTAATGCTTTGGAGAAAGTGGACCAGCTATAGATTAAGTATGCGATACAATTTAATGAATACCGTGAAATGAGGACATAATAAAAGTAAAAGGTTTATAAGGAGATAAATCATGAAAAATAAAATAGCGTTTATAGTAGCATTATTAGTAACTTTAAGCTGTCAAATAGTATTTGCAGCCATAGCAGTAGTAACTAGATCACCTTCGCTAGATGTAAGAAGTACTGCTTCATCCAGCGCTTCCATTATAGGTTCACTACCAAAGAATTCAAAGGTAAACACTTTTGGAACTTCAAATGGTTTTTACAAGATAAATTACAACGGAAAAATAGGATATATAGAAAGTTCTTATACTAAAATAGCAACAAAGGTTCAGAAAATACCAGTGTTAATGTATCATAAATTAACAACTATTAGTGCTAAACAAGATGGTCTAATAGTATTACAATCAGCATTTAGATCACAGATGAACTATTTAAAAACCCAGGGTTATAATACAATATCATTAGACCAGTTCTATGATAACTTATCTAAGGGAACTGTCTTACCTAATAAACCTGTATTAATAACATTTGACGATGGATATGCAAATAATTATACATTAGCATATCCGATACTAAAGGCAAATAAACAAAAGGCTACAGTATTTATGATATCAAAGGATATAGATAAAAATCCAGATTCTATGACTTCAAAACAGTTAAAAGAAATGGATGCTAACGGATTTAGGGTAGAAAATCATACCAATAAGCACGAAAATTTACCAACTTTATCCTATGCAAATCAATTAGCTACAATAACTAAAACAAAGCAAGTACTAGAAAAACTATTAGGCAGAAAAGTTGTTTATTTGGCCTATCCCTATGGTGCATACAATTCTAGTGCAATAAAAGCAGCAAAAGCAGCAGGGTGTAATTTAGGAGTAACTACAGACGCAGGACTTACTTCAAACGAAGATAACCCATATGAAATTAATAGAATATTTATGGGTCCACTAGATAATTTGACAACTCTAGCACATAAATTAAAGCATGGTAAATAATACTAACATAATTATTTGCGTTAGCTGAAATCTAGACTATATATGCATGATATAAACGGACTTTTTAAGAAAAAATGATATTATTAAAAATAAATCCTTCACTTTAAATATGAAGGATTTATTTTATTTGTCATGACAAAAGTTTAGTCTTGCAAAAATGCAAACCATCTATCTCAAATTACTCTGAATATAAACTATCCGCGTAGCCTTCAATTAATTTACTTACTATGGAGCTTATATAAAACTTTTTTGTTTTCGGGGTTTTCTTTTTTGTTATGATTACATTTTCCTTTTTATGGTATTACGTAAATTATCATCTGTGGTGCCAATTATTTGTTATAAATTTACTAATATAGAATCGATATATAAATTTGTTAAATATAGTAGTTTATGTTAGGATTTCAAGGTAATTTATACCATACTTTGTGGCAGATTAGAATTACCAGTTTTTATATTACATAATATATGAAAAACAATCAATATGTCATATTAGAGGTAATTGGTAATTTACATTTTTTTACAACACTAGTGTTTGAGCCATTTATCATCTGACACAAGCCACTTGTGTCAGATTGCCAGCATATTACAAGTGATTATTATATTTGTAATATATGTAATTTCATTATTTGGAATTATTTTTTAGAAGGTATTTTTTATGTATTGTTATTTGTTTAACTACATTTCAGAAGGAAAGTCTCCTACTTCTATAAGTGGGAATTACATGCTACAACAAAAAGAAAACTTCAGTGGGATTCTAAATCTCCTTCTGAAGTCGTTATATTGCAGCACCGCAGGTGATGATTTAACCTTAGCTTTAAAAATATTTAACATTTATTACAAATTATACATAATAAGTATATGAAATAAAAAGGGTAAAGAGTCAGATGTGCTGAATCACATTTCTCCAGTTGTATGGAAGTACATAAATTATCACTTTCTATATGGAATTAGCAAACAATATAAGTAAGAATGGACAAGGTCCTCAAATTCATAGGAGGGTATATGCTAATTTGAGGCTAACTTAATTATTAAAAAGTTATCCCTTTCAATAATATCCATCAAAGATTTTCTGTCTCCATTTTTTGCCTTTTCAACTATTGTCGCTTTTATTTCATTGCAACAGAGACCTAATTACAGCGAACAGACGGGATAAGGTTATTAAAGGTATAATTAATGTCATCTACCAGAATTAGGGTGTAACAATAAGATTAATGTTGTGATGATACAATGATTGACCTTTGTAGAGAAGATGCTGGGATTGCATATCATCATGCTTCAAACACATATAGGAGACACGCAAGCACAGCAAGTACCTGTTTTTACATTAAGTACTTGTTAGGAATTAAGATAATGAACAGCATTAGAAACTGGAAGGAGGTAAGGTTACAATTAGAGACGGAAGATAATGCCTTATATAGCCACAATATATAAAAATTTGTATTTAAATTTTTATATTTATAGTGACTATATTAAAAATCTTATAATAATAATTTAGGAGGATTAACATGAGACAATTAGAGGTACTTACATTAGGAAAAAAGATAAAAAAAATCAGAAAATCTATCAATGCTACTCAAAAGGATATTTGCTGTCATAATGTAGATAGAAGCTATATAAGTAAAATAGAAAATGACAAGGTAAAAGGGCAAATCAGCAGAAAAGTAGCTGGATTTATTGCAGATAATATAAATAAATTTATCGTGAAAAATAGTATTGATTATCAGTTAATTAATTCAAGCATATTATTGGAAAGTGAATTACAACAGGCTGAAAATATAGTCAGTAAAAATATACACTATTTAAATTTGATAAATAAATGTAGCAATTGTAGTAATGATTTCCTAAAAGTTTTAGAGGAAACTGAGAAAATCATAGAAAAATATAATGTTAGTAGCATAAAAAAGTATGAATTATATAAAATTTGTACGGTTTTTTTTTATGGATAATTATGAAAAAAGTCAGGAATATGTGGTTCAATATATATTAACCGCAGTAGAAGAAAAGGAATATGATAGACTTCTAGATTTTATTATATTTTTAACAGATTTATATTTCAAAGTTGAAAAATATGATAACGTAATAAAGATTTATAAATATATAAAAAGATACTTAAAATATGTGTGCAAAAACAAAAGTGAAACAATAATAAACTTATATTTAAAATTGGCATCAGCATATATTCATAGTAATAAAATAGAAGAAGCTTTAGCAATTATAAGAATGCTTAAAGAAAAAAATGGGTTAGATAACAATGAAAGTATAGAAATAAAGGCATTAGAAGCAGATTATTATTTTAAAGTAAAAGATTACGCCAATGCAAATTCAATATATCTGCAAATATTATATGACTATGATGATAATCCATGTTCACATGTAGTAATATCAGCTCTTATGAATTTAGCTTTAATAAATTATATTTTAAAAAATTTAAAAGAAGCAAAAAAATATATTGATTTAGCTTTAAATATTAAAAATATGAAGGAACCTTATATTGAGGCTAAAATATATGAGTATTCAGTATACATATATACTGAAATGAACCATATTAAAAAAGCAGAAGAGCTTTTAGAGATATGTATAAAAAAATCCTTTCTATGTCACAAGGAACATATTCAAGTAAATGTTATTGATTATATGTCAAATCACTATATTGAGAGTAATAGTTACTTGTGCATATTAAAATTGGCTAATATTTTAGAAGAGCTATCTTGTAAAGGATTCATTGTAAGCAGCAAAGTGGTACATGTTTTTTTGAAAGTATATACCCAAATAAAAGAACAAAGCATTCTTACAAGTATATTTCAAAAGTGTTTAAGTATAGTTAAAAATTGCGAAGAAAAAAAATTATAAAATATAAATAATCTTTTTTTAAAAGAATGTGCTTATAAAAACACTTGTATAATCACATTTAAAATATAGACTAATTTAAACATTATAATCAGTAGTTCCTCTATAAAGGTAATACTGATTATAATGTGAAAAAAATATCCTTTTATTATTCACATTATCGACATTTTTTTACGTTGAAAACATATTGTATAAGCAATATAATGGTATTAATGAGGTGGTTTCTTATGGATAGTAATAATAATTTACCCTTAACGGATTATATAATTTCTGAATTGAAGGATATAAAAATGACAGAAAATGATATTGAAAATGTTTATGATATTTTAAAAGGAATATTTAAAAAAATAAAAACTCCTGAAAGTAGTTAATTTCGGGAGTTTTTATTTTTGTATGTTTCTGAAATTATTTTATCTAGTGCACCCTTTATCATTTTTTTACTTGGCTCATCTAATGAATCAAAGGTGATAGGATTGGATTTATCTAGATCACCTTCCTCTAATAACATATCGATTATTTTATATATTAAAGAATTCTTTAAATTATCATTAAGTAATAAGTTGTCTGTTTCTTCACCAAATAATTCTGAAATACTTATATCATATATCGATGTAAGTTTTTGAAGCATTTCATAAGATGGTTCATTTCTAGCTTTTTCCCAATGACCTATGGTGGCTGCTTTTACTCCTAATATATCAGCTAGTTCCTTTTGAGTGAGATTAGATTTTTTTCTAAGAGCAGCAAGTTTGGAACCTATTTTTATTAGCATGTTGTTTTCATTCCTCCAGAAAGTATTTTCACATAGAAATTATATTTAATCTATACTACATATTGTAGTATAGATTAAATATAATTTCTAGGGAACAGAAATACGAACACTAAAAATATAATTAAAAAATAGTTATTTGCTCTTGATAATATACAAAAAGTATATTATTCTATAGTTAATAATACTTTTTGTAGTTGTAAAATTATTCATTATATAAAAAGTAGCTTTATCAATATAAAAAGTATGTTCCAAAATGAGGTTGATATTATGAGAGTAAAATTAAAAGAGCTTAGAAAAAATCTTGGATATACTCAGAAAGAATTTGCAAGTGAATTGGGTATAAGCAAACGAACTTATGAATCAATTGAACAAGGTTTAAGATTTCCAGGACAAAGTAACATGATTAAGATTATGAAAAAGCTTAATATTGATTCAATTGGCATCCTTGATGATATTCAAAATGAAAAAATTACAAAACTGTAAATTATAAAGTATTCAAAGGAGTGAGTATGATAACAGATATTTTAAAGGAAATGGTAGAAAAAATTTTGGAACTATACTTTTGTGGGATTCCATGTAACCAAGCTATAAAAATAGTGGGACAAACCTATAAATAAAACTGACATGGTTAGTTAAAAGGAGTATTAAATTACATCAAAATAGTATGTATCTTTAGAGGGGGAATAAATTTGAGTTTAGTGAATGAGGTTATAAAAAAGGTAGAGAAAGATTTAAAAGCTTATCCAGATTGGTTAATAAAATTAGAATGTGACGGTTTTGGAAGAGTAGGTGGAAAAGCTTATATTGGAGGAACGGGTACCAGCAATTTTTCTAGTTCAGTAGAAAAGCAGGTAGAGATTCAAATGGAGGTGGAGAGAAAAGTATATGCAATAGAAAAGGTTGCTAATAGATTAAGAGGTAAAACAAAAGATATTATTGAGCAAAGATATTTTGAAGATTACAAAAGAGAAGAAATATTAGCGAATACGCAGCTTAGTAAAAAGCAGTATTATAATTTAAGAAACAGAGCTTTTGAATTTTTTGCCAGAGCACTTGGATACATAGAATAGAGAAGTTCCCTTTTAAATAAAGGGAGCTTTTTAAATATAAAAACTATAAAAAAGAAAGAAGGTTTATTAATGAATATAATAGAAACGAATTTTAAATGGAATGGTAATTTAACGTATAATAATACCCCGAAAATGATAGTGCTTCATCACGCAGAGGCTAAACAGGCAGAAGTAACAGACATTCATGATTGGCATGTAAGCAACGGTTGGTGTGGAATAGGATATCATTATTATGTTAAAAAAAACGGAAAAATATTTAGAGGAAGACCTGAAAAGGCACAAGGTTCACATTGTCTTGGGGTAAATAGATGTAGCATATCAATAAGTGCTGAAGGGGATTTTATGACAGAAAAAATGAATGAAATACAGAAACAAGCAATAATTAATTTATGTAAAGACATATGTAGAAGATATGGATTTAAAGATATTAAAGGCCATAAAGAAGTACCCTATCCAACCGATTGTCCAGGTATTAATTATCCATTACGTGAAATTAAAAAATTAGTATTAAATTCCAACAATGCTACTGAAACTCAAATTAAATTTAGAAAAGAATGTGTTGTTACTGCAAGTATATTAAATTGTAGGGTCAATCCCGTAAACGGGGATATAATCAAGACTTACAAGTTAAATGACAAATTAACTATTGTAGATTTTAATTCAGATAAAACCTGGGGTAAACTTAGTTTTGGTGATTCCATAGGATGGGTAAGCATGGCTTATGTTAAATAAGAATAAGAACAAAATATCTCTACGGTGGAATAGAAAACTATTAAGTAATAACACCAATTATAAGAAAGCTAACCAACTAGGGAACAAAATGGGGACGCTTTCATAGACTTAATGAAACCTTCTGTTATATAATGTGTATAAGGAAAATTGTAAAAAAGTTCCCCCAGCATAGAATTGAGCTTTTGTTTTATAAATACATAATCGGAATAGATAGAAGCAAATAATAAATTAGATGTCTATAGGATTTTTGATTATATATAATAAAATAGTGTAAATTAAAAGACAGTACTTATACAATTTGTATAGGTATTTTTTATTTCACAAAAGGTCATCATCACATTTTATAATGTAAGGATGACCTTTTATGTTAGCCTCAATATGGTGTAAGGATTTGTATATTTCATTTTTTCCTTAAGGAGGTGGTGTAGTTTTAGCTATAGTGGCTAAGCGGAAGAAGTGATAATGAATTTATCACTTCTTCTTTAATTAATAAATATAAAAGGGTAGGTGATTACCTATGCTAAAAGAAATCATTAATGATGTAGTAGAGACTATTACATTAAATTTTACCAATTGCACAGTATATGTTGGCAATACAGAAAAGAACATTAAGAGACCTAGTTTTCTTGTTAGCTATAAAGAAAGTACAATTGAAGCCTTAAATTTATGGACATACAGAGACAATATGATTATTCAGATTATATACTTTGCACCTTTGAATAATAATGTGCCTGATGCCATGGAGCAGTATTCTGTTTATGATAAGTTAAATAAATTATTTGCTCAGGGATTTATAACAGTAAAGGATAGAAACATCAAGATAAATAAGATTACTGGTGGCAACAATGATTATTTCATAAAGGAGTTAATTGGAGAAACAGGATACAGAGAAATATTTATAAAACTTTATCTGGATGTGCCTGAATGTAGAGAAGAACAGCTTAATTATGGTGACAATAATGAAACATCAAAGAGTATAGAATTTAAATTACAGGAGGTTTAAGAATATGGGATTACCAAATATTAATATAATTTTTAAAGAGGCAGCTGGTACCTTTATAAAGCGTGGAAACAGAGGAACAGTGGCATTAATTTTAAAGGATGAAAACTGTAAGGCCGTATTAAACATTGAAACAATGGATGATATACCAGATACATTATCGCCATATAACAAAAATCAAATACAACTGGCTCTAATGGGAACAGTTAATCCACCAAGCAAGGTTATTGCGTTTGTGCAGGGTATTGCTGAGGACTTTTCAGAAGCAAAGAATTATCTAGAGACTGCAAAATTTGATTATTTAGCAGTACCAGGTGTAGATAAGGTTGCCGCTGACAATATAGCACAATGGATTAAAAACTTGAGAATGTCAAAGGGGTTTAAGGTAAAAGCAATACTGCCTAATTGCGCAACTGATAGTGAAGGAGTTATAAACTTTGCAACTGAAGATATTATGGTTGGAACTGAGAAATTTGCAGCAAAGGATTATTGCTCAAGAATAGCAGGGGTATTAGCAGGCCTACCATTAAATATTAGTTCTACTTATCAAGTGCTAAGAGAAATAACTGATGTTCCTCATTTAAGTAAATCAGATTTTGATAAGGCAGTTGATGATGGAAAGTTAGTATTAATAAATGATGGTGAAAAAGTAAAAATCGCAAGAGGTGTAAACTCACTTGTTACAACTACAGCAGATAAAGGGGAAGACTTTAAGAAAATAAAGATAGTAGAAACAATGGACATGATTCACAATGATATTAAAAATATGTCAGAAGATACCTATATAGGTAAAGTTCCAAACACATATGATAATAAGAGCTTGCTTATTACATCTATCAAAGGATATTATGAGGAGCTAGAAAATGAACAACTTTTAGATAAAGGACACAATGTTATAGATATAGATATAGAAGCTCAAAAGAGATTTTTAAAAGCTATGGGGCAAAATGTTCAAGATATGAAAGAGCAAGAGATAAAATGGGCTAATACAAGGGACAAGGTATTCTTAATAAGTTCAATAAAGATAGTAGATGCAATGGAAGATATTAATTTAAATATAAACATGTAGGAGGTATAAATATTATGGAAGCTAGAAGAATTATAAGTGGTACATGGGGAGAATGTTGGTTAGATACGGATAAGGTGGCAGAATGTCATGGTATTCAAGCAAAGGTTGAATTTAAGAAAGAGGACATTAAAATTTGTGGGTCCATGGGTGATGATACTAAAACTGTTTCATTTAAATGTAAAGGTTCAATGAAGCTTTACAAAGTGAATTCAAGAATGGCTAAAAAAATAGGTGATGATGTTAGACAAGGTAAGGATGCACGTTTTACAATTATAAGTAAATTAGCAGATCCAGACTCATTTGGTTCAGAAAAAATTGTACTTAAGGGTGTAAGCTTTGATGACTTAACACTAATGAACTGGGAAGCAGGAAAAAATGGAGATATAGAAGTTCCATTTACTTTCTCTGACTATGAATATTTAGACATGATAGAGATTAAATAATAACTAAAATTTTAACAGCTTGAGCTGTTTTTTTTATAGATAAACAACTTCAATATTCAAATTTGGAGTTGTTTATCTAAATGTTATTAAAAAAATATAAAATTGGAGGAATAAATTATGATGAGCAAAAGTACTTTAGATTTATTATTAAAATCAGATTTAACTAAAATTCAAAGACCAACAAAAGAAGTCGAACTTAAAAGGTTATCTGAAATATTAGGGGATACAGTGATTTTTAAATGTGAAGCATTAGATGCTGAAAGATTTAACGAAATTCAGGAAAATGCGCTTCACATAAATGAAAAAGGTGAGTTTGAAAATATAAATACCGGTGAAATGCAGATTTTTACTATACTAGAAGGCGTTAAAGAACCAAGTTTAAAAAGTAAGGATCTATTAGAGAAATTCGGAGCTGTAACTCCTAAAGAATTAATTAAAAAACTGTTACTTCCAGGAGAAATCTCTAACCTTTATAACATAATAAGTGAGCTTTCAGGATTTAATAAAGATACCGTGGTAGAAATAAAAAACTAATAAAGACTGATGGCTTTGTAGAAATGATGTACTATTACTGGAGCAGAAAAGGAGTAAGGCCATCGGTTTTTTATAATATGCCTCAAGGGGAAAAAACTGTGATAAGAGCTTTTTATGAGCATGAGATTAAAGAGAAAGATACTAATGGTAATATGTGCCCCTTGTTAGGAAGTTTTTAATAATATTTTTTATTTTGCATAGGAGGTGAGATGTATGGGAATAGAAATTGATGTTAATAACTCAATAAAAAATACAATCAAATTAAATGAGCAGCTGAAGGTATTACATGAATCAGCATCATCTATAAAAATAAGCCAATCCTTTTCACAGTCAATAGCTACTAGTATGGAAATGGTTAAATCTAAGTCAAACGAGGTACAGTCTTCTTTTAAAGGAATAGCTAAAGGAAGTGGAGTTAAAGAATCTATAGGAGATCAAAGTAAATATTTTCATAAATTTATAGAAGATTTAAAAGAAAAGAAAATCAGTATAAAAGCTGTATTAGATTTACCTAAGAATGATATACAAAAAATGATGGGTAATATAAATATTAAAAACAATGTTTCGACTTCCGTTAATATAGCTATATCTACAGATACACTGCAACAAACTATAGATGAGATAAAAGAATCATTTGAGGGAAGTACAGATACCATAAGTGAAAGTTTAAATTCAACAAAAGAGATAATAAACGAAATAAAAATAGCATTTCAAGCTATGCTTCCACCCCCTCCTCCTGTTAATACTAATCAACATAAGCACTTTGTAAAACTTAGAGAAGAAGTACAAGCAACTCAGGAGGCTATTATTAGATATAATAACCAAAAAATGGAAGACAAGAAAGCAAAAAGAACATTGGATGTGGCAATAGCTAGGGCTTCACTAGAGGCTGGTATTAAACTTACGAGCCATTCATTAAAAGAATTTGTTTCACAAAAATATTACCTTACTTTAGCATTAAAAGATATGGCTAAAGATAAGATTAAAAGTATTGTTAGTAAGCCAAGAAAAGTTGTTGTGTCTATGATAGCACGTACATCACAAGCAATGAAAAAAATAGGGGAAAGCTGTAAGAAAAAATTCTCAGTGGCTATATCGGCAGTTGATAAGACTAAAAATGTTTTTAGTGCTGTAAAAGATAAAATGAAACTTCTTAGTTCTCCAATAAGCTTTATAGCTAAGAATTTTGTAAAACCTGCTTTAGCCAATGATAAAGATCCTTCAGCAGTGGATGCAGCAAAACAGATTGAAAGAGTAAAAAAAAGTATGGATGGTATGAAGGCAAGTCTAGGAAAAGTTTTTATGCCTGTAATTGCTGGAGTATTAAAACCTATAGCAAATTGGTTAGAAAAATACCAACCTAGAATAGATAAATTTATACAGGGAATTTCTGGGAAAATAAAAATAGTTATGAGTGTTATAACGCCTATTATAGGGAAATTCTTTGTTCAGCTTTCTAAGACTGTTGAAAAGCTATTGCCAACATTTACAAAAGTATTTAAGGCAATTCCTAATATAATTCAAGGTATGCAGCCAGTACTGGAAAAAGTATTTTCAGTTATAGTAGCCGTGATACAAAAATTGCCTCCTATATTTAATGTAGTTATAAATGTTGTTAAATTTTTGGGCAAGGCTTGGAAAGAGATGTGGCCTGCTATATCCACTATATTGGAAATAGCCTGGGGTATTATTGAACCTATTTTTTCAATTTTTAAAAGTCTTGCTCAAGTTATAGTAGATATATTTGTAGCCGCATGGCCAGGAATAAGTAAAGCGGTACAAGGCGTATGGGAATTTATAAAGCCATTTTTGAACTTAATCAAAGATGCATTAGGTGGCATAGCAAAAGTTGCAGGATGGGTAGCTGATACAGTAGCTGGTCTCCTTGGAGGTGGCGATAATCCAAGTAAGGTAGGTAAAAGCGGAGGTAGTGGTAAATCTTATGCCTTTGGACTTGCTAGAGTACCCTACGACAATTATCCAGCTCTGTTACATCAAGGTGAAAGAGTTCTTACTAAACAAGAGGCAAATTCCTCATCAGGATTTGGCGGGGTTTCTATAGCTAAACTGGCGGATACTATAGTTGTAAGAGAGGAAGCGGATATTGACAGAATATCTAATGCACTTGTTAATAAGCTTCAAAATGCAGCATTTAATATGGCATAGGAGGGAGAGAAATAATGCAATTTTGGTTAATGCAGGAGAATGATTATTTATGGCTTCCTGTTCCTCCACCGGAATTTTCTATACAAAAAGGAAGAAGTAATAGTACTGTAAATGTAGAAGATTTTGGTGAAATAGCTTTAATAGGAGGTAAAAAATTAGCACCTATTAGTATAAGTAGTTTTTTCCCAGCACAGCAGTATAGCTTTTGTCAGACCAAGAATATACGTCATCCATACGCATGTGTGGAACTTATTGAAGCCTGGATTGAAAGCAAAAAACCTATAGGTTTTATGATATCTGAAACCAATATTAATATGTTGTGCACAATAGAAAATTTTACTTATGGAGAAAAAGACGGCACTGGTGATGTATATTTCACAATAGATTTAAAAGAATATAAAATACTTAATACTGAAACTTATAATGAAAACAGTGCTGGTAATCGTATTGGTAGTAAGAAAAAACCTTCTACCTATACTGTAAAAGAAGGAGACACGCTTATGTTAATAGCTAAAATGTGTGTCGGTAATTCAAACCTTTGGGAATCAATATATAAGAAAAACAAAAATGTTATAGGTAGCGATCCAAGTTTAATTAATCCAGGCCAGGTTTTAAAATTATGATTAGGATATATACGCTATATGATAATAAAATTAAAACAGATATTACTTCCTATTGTAATAGTCTTCAAATTTCAGGAGATGTGCAACAGTGTTCCAGAAAGCTAGATGTTACTCTAACTTATTCTATTTTTGATAAGAATCACAGTCATACTCAGATAAGTCCAGGCACATTGGTATGGGTATTAGATGGTGATGAGGAAATATTCAGCGGTATTGTTTTTAGCAGAGACTTATCATCATCAGAGCAAGTAACATTTGCAGCTTATGATTTTTTAATATATTTATTAAAGTCAAAGGCAAGTTATAATTTTCACAATATCACTGCAGGAGATATCGTGAGCCAAGTATGCAGAGAGGTTAATCTAAAAAAAGGATATATACCTAAAGTAAGTACACCTATAAGCAGATTATTTCAAGATCAATCTTTATATGATATCCTCATGTCGGTATATACTGAAGTTTCTAAACAAAATGGGAAAAAATATATACCGATAATGAGAAATAAGCAGTTAGACATCATTGAAAAAGGTGGAATAATAGCTGATATGTCTATAGAAACTGGTAAGAATGTTTTAAGTACCTCCTATAGTGATAACATGGACAGTATGGTAACCACAGTTAAAATATATGATGATAAGGGTAACTATATAGGAAAAGCTGAAAATGAAGGTTGGACAAAGAAATTTGGAGTTCTACAAGACTCATATACAAAAGAAGAGGGGAAGGACCCTAAGGGTGTTGCCAGAAATATGCTTCATGGAGTAGATTATCAAATTTCAATAGAGGTGCTGGGAGATTTAAAGTTAAGAACCGGATATGGAATTAATATAAAAATTCCATATATAGATCTGTTAGATAATACAATATGGTATATAGAAAGTGATAGCCATAGCTGGGATATTGGAAGTGGAAAGTATACAACTCAGTTAAATATATGTGCACAGAATAAAATGGATATAAAGGAGTGATAGTGTGAGCTCAAAGAAAAATCCTTATAGTACATTAATAAATATTATAAAAGATAATGGAGCATCCTATAATCCTCCATCAATTCAATTAGGTCAGGTTCATAGTGAGTCTCCCTTAATTATAAAAGTTGGAGATTTGCAGCTAACCAGTAGAAATTTATTAATTTCTGATTATCTCCTCAAAGATTATGAACGGAAAGTAGAGCAAAAATGTGAAAGCATCATAAAAAATGGTAAGACCTACAGTTCTGAAGAAATTATTAATAAAGGATCTATAAAATATACTGATGGATTAAAGGCAGGAGATTTAGTTGCGATTCTATCTACTTACGACGGTCAGAAATTTATTGTGCTTTCAAAGGTGGTGAGTATATGAGTATTTTCCCAGATGATTTTAAGGTAAATCTATATGATATTATTAAAACAAACAAAATAGGTTTTTCAGAGGAGCTTCCTGTACCTAAGGAATATGCATGGGATTTTGAAAGAAATAAATTTATCTTAGAAAAAGGAAACAATAAAATAGTTACTGGGGCTGAAGCTATAAAGGTGTGGATATATAAGACACTTAACACTTCAAGATATAAGTATGGAGCTTATTCATGGGACTATGGTCATGAACTGGAGGAACTTATAAGTTTAGGTTTATCAAGAGAAGCTTTATTTTGCGAGGTGCAGCGATATCTAAATGAATGTTTGAAGGTGAATCCCTATATTAAAGCTATTAATAATATAGATTTAAAATTGGATGGAAGTAAGCTTAGTATAAACTTTTTAGTAGACACTATGTATAGCGAGGTGAGAATAAATGTATGAGAATGTAACTGAAAATGAAATAAAAAAGAGAATGTTAAATGAGGTTCCTTCCGATATATGTAAATTGGAAGGTTCTTTTATTTATGATGCTATTTCTCCAGTAAGTATGGAGCTTGCAAATGCATATATGATGTTTGATATTTTTTATCAAAATGTATTTGCACAAACCTCCAGTGGAGAGTACTTAGATAAAAGAGCTAATGAATTTGGAGTATACAGAAAGGAAGGTGCAAAGGCGAGAGGTAAAACTTACTTTACAGGAGCTGATGGAGTATATGATACAAATATATTGATTCAGACACAGAATGGGCTTAGATTCAAAACTACTGAACCTTTGAAAGTAGAATTTGGAAGGGGAACAGCCCAAGTAGAAGCGGCAGAGATAGGTAAAAAATATAATGTGTTATCAAATCAGATAATAGAATTCCCAATGCAGATTAATGGAATAAGCACCGTAATTAATATAACCGCTGTTACGGGTGGTGGGGATATAGAAAATGATGAGGAATTATTAAAAAGATTGCTTACAAAGGTTCGACATCCTTGTACTTCTGGAAATGCAAACCATTATAAATTATGGGCATTAGAAACTCCAGGCGTTGGAGATGTAAAAGTAATACCATCAGTAAAAGAAGTTGGAACAATACAATTAATACTTATTGATAATGATAAAAAAGCAGTTGCTCCGCAAATAGTTGAGGAGGTTAAAAATCATATTGAAGATGAAAGACCTATAGGCGTGAAAGTAATTGTAGGATCTGCAGTTCCAAAGGAAATTGAAATTAAGGTAGGAGTAAGTCTTTATGGTGATCACAGCTTAGATGATATTAAAGAAGTTTATAAAAAAAGCATTGAAGATTTTATACATGAAATAACATTTAAAGAGGATGAAATTATTTATAAAAAGATAGGATCCTTATTAATATCAATTCTAGGAGTAAAGAATTATGAAAATCTTACTATTAATTCTTTGGATAGGGATATTATCCTAATGGAAAATGAAGTTGCAGTATTAAAAGGCATTGAGTTGTATTGCTTACCCAAGGAGGGATAAATTGATTAATGAAAATTTAAATAAAAGAGGTATCCCTTATGCCATAGATAATGAAAATTCAATGACAATTCCAGAAAAAATGTGCCCTAATTTAATGAACTATTTACCCCAATATCTGCACAATGACAGCACAATTAAGGCTTTGCAAAAGGAAGTGCTTTCTAAGGAATTAGGAAGACTGAATTTTCATATGAAGAGTATGCTGGAACAATGCTTTATTGATACAGTCACCAAAGAGGCACCAGGCTTAAAATTATGGGAGCAGTTTCTTGGAATACCTATTGATGAGAATAAACCTGTGGAGTACAGGAAATCCGTAATAAAGGCCAAAGTACGTGGAACAGGTACTGTAACTAAAAAGATGATAAATCAAGTAGCAAGTGCTTATTCTAACTGTGAAGTAGAAATTATAGAAAAACCTGAAGAGTATAAATTTATAGTCAAGTTTATTGGTGGTAAAGGTATTCCCCCTAACATGCTGGATTTAACAAAAACCATTGAAGAGATTAAACCTGTTCACCTAAGATTTGAATATGAATACACCTACTGTATATGGGATTGGTGTAAGAGCTACAACTACACATGGAATGATATGAAATCAATGACATGGGGGGAAGCAAAAACAAATATTAACAGGAAAGGGGTGATCATATGATAAAAACACCAATTTATGGATTGAATCAACCTCAAGGCAACGATACTGTAGATATAGGGGCGCTGAATGAAAATACAAAGAAAATAGATGATATATTGAATCTAAAAATAGATAATTCAAAAAAAAGTGATTCAATAAATTCAGATAGCTCAGACACCATCGCTACTAGTAAAGCAGTAAAATGTGCTTATGATAGGGGGGGAGAGGCCTTAGGGAAGGTTAACAGTAATGATACGCAGTTGGCTAAAAAGGTAGAATTGTACATCGCAGAAACCTTACCAATAATAGCAGACAGAAAAGCAAATACTTTGTATTTTAAAGCAACAAACACATTAAATACAGATATAAGCAATAATTTAAAAGTTAGTCCTACAATGGGAATCAAAGTAATTTAATGAATTTATAAGAAAGAAGGGAATAATATTATGGCAGATTTAAATAAAGTAAGAGTTCAATTACTAGACTCTAGCACAGGAGCAGTATTGCAAGAAGTTGATGTACTTACTAGTGCAAATTCAGTATTATTTGGAGATGGACAAACGTTCCAACAAAAATTAGATGCAGGGGTATTAAGAGGTGCTCTAGGTCCTAAAGGAGATACAGGTGCTGTGGGTTCCCAAGGTATACAAGGTAAGAATGGTGACCCTGGTGCTAAGGGTGACCCAGGAATACAAGGTATTAAAGGTGATACAGGTGCTACCGGATCACAAGGAACTTCCGGGGAGGTTGTTAAAGTAGGAACAAGTTATGCAAATGGATCACAAGTAAAGTTGTTTTTAAAAATTGTTTAAAGGACGTGATATAAATGGCAATAAAAAATGTAGAAATACAAGATGATACTGGAACTATTTATTATCCGCACACAAATGCTTCAGTAGTTAAATGTGAGAATGGACAATCTGTTGAGACGCAATTGGCGGAAAATGTTAAACAAATAGGAAATATAAATGACCAAAGCTTAGATGCAACCCTAAAGGGTAAATCTCTTACAGAAATGACAAAAGTACTTTTTACAAATGCCAATAACGGTAAAACAGCAGTAGCAAATGCGCTAGTTGCTAAGGGTGTTTCAGCATTAACTACTGATACATTTACGGTATTGGCAAGTAAGATAAATGCTATCACATTTGACGCTTCAAAACTATTAAAGGGCAATGCTGTTATGTCTATCGCTGGGACAATGCCTAATTATGCGGGTGCATATTTACCTAACAATGCAAATGCTGCTGATGTTGTAAGTGTATCCTTTGGTGGTGATGCTCTAGGTGATTATGGTTTTCCTACTTTTAAATTGAGTACTGCGGGTTATGTAGACACTACATCAACAACAAAATGTGGCATATATGGATTCAACCCATCTGTCATTAAATATGGTAATCCAGTAGGTAGTATTGCAAGTGGAATAGTGGGTGCATACACAGGTGATGCAACAGCACTATCAAGTGAAATCTTAGTAGGTAAAACTTCATATGTAAAAGGTGCTAAAGTGACAGGAACAATGACTAGCAATGGGTCGCCAACTGTTATGCTTACAGCAAATGGTGCTACTAAAGTAGTTCCAGAGGGGTATACTTCGGGAGGAACAATAACTGCTAGTATAACTAATTTAAGTGCATCTACTATATTGAAAGGACAAACTGTTGGAGGAGTAGTTGGAACTGCGACATCGGATGCCAATGCAGATGCGGGTGGTATATATACAGGAAAAACTGCCTATATAAATGGTGTTAAAATTACAGGAGCAATGGCCGATAACGGGTATCAAAACGCTACAATTACTGCACAAGGTGCAACAAAAGTAGTGCCTTTAGGATTTACAGGAGGAGGCACAATAACTGCCAACATTAGTAATTTAGTAGCAAGCAATGTTAAAAATGGCAGTAATGTAGGAGGAGTAATAGGAACATTACCTAGCACAACAGTAAGTGCATCCACCCCGAGTGGGGGTTTTGACAATGATTTTTGGATACAGCCTTAAAGGAGGTTTTTAATTTGAGCAAGATGTGGAAAAAAACAGGTGGGGTATGGGCTGTTACTGAATCATGGTCTAAAGTATGGAAAAGGGTAAGTGGAGTTTGGGGTAAAGCCTACTCTAGAGCCTTACAACTATACACATTAGGTGTACAAAATGTAGTATGGAATAACACCCCAAATAGCAGAACTACTGTTAATTGGTTAGCTGACCATGTTTATACCTCAGTAGTAGGTTGGCACAGTAACGAAGGAAATGAATCTACCCAAAACTATATCTACCCCTATTATCGAATAGATGTAACTGCATATACTAAGCTGTGCATTGATTGGGATTTAACCTTTACAGGAAATGCTAATAACTGTCTGTATTTTGGACTATACGACAGTGTACCAAATGCAGGACTACCTAGCCTAGGTGTATCTATAAGTAGAAGTGGAGGATTCACACGTAAAATAACCATTATAGATATCACAAGTGCAACAGGCATGTGGTATCCACAAATATATATGTCAGCTGATGGCAATGTGTCTACTACATCCATAAATATGTATAATATGTGGTTAGAATAAATTAAAGGGAGGTTTTAGTATGTATGTTTTAAATGATGAAGGTAATGTTATACAGTTCACTGATGTCAAAGGTGTGCTCAAAAATATGGAATACAGATACTTGGAGTATCAAATTTCAGATGGATATGTGATAAAGATATACAACGAGTTTCCACAGATAATAGCAGAAGGTGACAAAATTGCTATATCAAACAGCATTAATTTTGAAGAGGGTTCTGAATATGACAACTATATTGTAGTGCAGGAAGTAGATGCAAAAGATAATTTAACTTCAAGTTGTATGATAAGACAACCAGATTCAATAAAATTCTTGAGACAGGAAAGAGATAGACTAACTATAGAATTAACAAGTACGCAAAGTCTGCTGGCAGAATCAAATGCAACACTACTAGGTTTAATGGAAACAATAATATTACCTTAG